CGCAATGCAATAATAGTAGCAGGCTTTTGCTGTACATTTAAGTATGCAGTGTTAGCACGTTTGTATGATAACGCTGCTGTAATACTGTTTTGATTTGTTCCTAGTTGTGCATCTCTGTAAACCGCATCAACTATGTATCCAACATCTCGTTGACATTTTTCTTCGTTGTATGTTAGATCAGCATTATTAGTTAAGTTATATGATAATACAGATGTATTAATAGCTGCAATATTTGCTAGTAATATAGCCGATGCATTAACTTGTCCTGCAGGTTCATCTTCAATGTTTGGATATGCTACTGCAATTATGTTTGCAATACTTTGTGCATCAATAACACCTTCAACAATCTGTACTAGGCCGTCTAGTAATGTTGCCTCTACTTGTGTAGCATTTCCGCTTGTAAAGTCTTGTGTTTCAGTATTTCCACTAGTAGCAACAACGCTCAGTCCTCTAATAACACGCTGGGCAGCAAATCTTAATCTAGCAAACGTATCTTCAAATGCTTGCTGGTTAGTTGTTGTAAATTTTGTCCAAGTTACACTGCGCCAGATGAATAGTGCTTCTTGTCTCGATGCACTATTGCCGCCATATAACAGATCGTATATTAATCCATCAATGACATTTTGTGCATATACTTCCCATGCAGCTACATCGTAAGTTAGTGTTCCATCAGCCTGGGCAAGGAACGCATTGAACTCTGCAACAAGAAAATCTTTGTTTGCTATCAACTGATCTTTTACATCTATTTGGTTCTGACTAGGGCCATTGCCTTCTGCATATGTTGGTACTATAGCAGAACTATCGCCATCATCAACAACATTAATAAGCATGTTAAATGCTTCATTAACTCTGGTTACTGATGTTCCGTCTGAACTAATTTCTGAATATCCTAATACAAGTGTTCTTGCATACTCAAAACTAGAAACATATAAAGATTTAAATCTTGGTCTTAATCTAAATTCTTTTGCTTGTCTTATAATAGTCTCGTCGCCACCGTGTCCGATATAATATGAAAGTCCAGTTAAGAACACAGTCATGTCTTCGGTGTACTCGGCAGTATTGTAGCTCATTTCAGTGAACTGATCGTTGATATAAGCATTTAGTTCTTCAACAATAAAGTCTCTGTTGGCCAGCACGTTATCTTTAGCTTGAATAAGTTCGCTATCAATACTACTTAGATCATTAAATGAACTTAAAACATTTTCGCCAATAAACGGAATGCCACTACTGTCGCCTGCATTAAGAGTATTTGTAATAATATTAAAACGTTGATCTATTTCTTCTTTCATTGCAAGATTAGTAGTCAATGCTTTCATTTCGTCTCTAGTTGATTCTAACGCATAGATTGTCGGAGCAAGTTGATCAAGTATAACTTTAGTTGAAGTACTTCTCAAATAACTTGTTGCGGCTGTAGTTGTCTGGTAATATGTTCCCATAACAATATCGCCTGTAACTGCATCAACAATACGTCTTACATCTCGCTCGCAAGTTTCTTGATTGTAAACGAAAGGTTGATCAACAATAGTGTTTGACGTAATATAATAGAATGTATCATCGCCACTTAGTTTAATAACAGAACCAGTTTGTGGCTTGTCTCTTAAACTTGAAAGTGTAAGTGAAGCATTTGTTCTTAGATTAACAGTAGCAGTAGCTTGTACAGATGCTCCGCCGCCGGTAAATGTAACAGTTGGTAAGCTGGTGTAGCCATCACCGGAATCAACAATAGTTACAGCAGCAATTTCGCCAGTTGTTGGATCAAATGCTGCTGTTGCAGTTGCAGTAGTGCCGCCAATTTTTTCAGGATCACTAAATGTAACAGTAGGAGTACTATCGTATCCTGTGCCGGAAAAACTAAGTGTTACACTAGCAACTGTAGAATAATAATTTTCTTCAACTTTTGCAGTTGAATATGCAATAGGATAATACCCATCTGCTACAACCCCGTTTGTACCAAAGTCACTAACACTGTTTGAGATACTTAAATATCCGCCTTTGGTGGTTAAGAACCCTGTACTACAAAAAACCGAGAAGCAACTAACAATCTGTGTATAACCAAAGTTAGTAACGTGGAAGCCAATTCCGCCTTGTGAAATTTGTGTAAACGCATCTGCAACAAAACTGAATACTAGAGATGCAGGATCGTAGTCGTCGCCGTCAACTAAGAGGCCACCTCCACCACCGTTGATATTAACTTGTTTTTCTACAGGAAGACTTGGGTTGTCTGCCAACAATATTGGTTTTGCACCTGGAGTAATGCCAGAAATTTGCTCTGTTTCAAACGGCACAAACTCAGTACCGTCGTTCAACCACGGACCGTTCATATTAGTACAGTTTTGTACATAAGGTGAAGTAGTTACAAGTGCTCCTGGACGGATTCTAGCACACCAACCTGGCGCACGTAATCCTCTAAATGTTATTTGATACAAATAACAAGCGTTACCCATAAGGAAGATATCACTTGTTGGATTCTTTGGAAATACTCTTGTATTTCTAAGTTCGCCTTGGCCTGTTACAGTAACAAAGTCACGTAATGTAATTGGATTGTTTTCGTAGTAATCACCTGGTGCAAGAATAATAGTTGATCCAACTGGTGCTACTTCTGAGGCACGTTTTATACTAGCAAAGGCGCCGTTTTTATCAGCACTTCTACCATCATTTAGATCGCTACCATCTTCTGTAACATAGTAAACATTTGTAACCTTAGGGCCTGTAACGTCCCCGGTGGTTGTCATATTTGCGTTTACTTTAAACTCTTTGCCCTCTGCGAGGTTCATTTCCATGTTACCGTCGGCAGTAAGGATAAAGGTTTTATCGCCTATTTTTCTCTGGTGGATTGATTGTCTTTTGATAAAACTCATTTATTAAACTTCCAAATAACTTAATGTTGCTGATAGGTTTGTTGGCGCTGCTCCTACTAGCATAACTCTGTCGCCTGCTTCTAGAATTAGTCTTTCCGCCGAAAATGTAAATGTATCAGCAGCAGCAATGTCTAAATCGTTTAGTATTAGATTGGTTGTGCTTTTTGTTGATCCGTTTGGAATAACATGTACATCAACTTTAGTATCGTTACTTCCTGTACCATCATCTTGACCTGTATTACATACAAGAAGTGTAGTTAATGCGTACTTCTTTCCCGCTGGAACAGTTAAGAGCGTTGTGTCTGTTGTTAATACTGCTGCGTTTACTATTGCCATTGTTGTCGTTCCTTAAAAAATAATACTGTAAAGCAATGCTTTATTTCTGCTTACCAGTTCGTCTGCTGTGCCGTCGGAGTTTATAAAGAACAAACCTGTTCCACCGTCGGCTAATGTTTTACTATATAGTGTTGTGCCTTCTGCAGGCGGTGATGCTGGATCAGCTTGTACTGTAAAGTTTTGCCAACCATCTAATGATACTACACCTGTACCTGAACCTTTTAAAACAATGTCACTGTTAATACCGTTGCTGGTAATAATGTTATCGTCAAAGCGCAAGTCTTCAAACTCAACTCTAGTTTCAAAGAAAGTAGCAATAATCGAGTTGTCAGATACAATCTCAACTCTACTTGTGCCGCCACCTGTTTCACTGTCGTACACTTGTACACTAGTTGGTGTTATTGAGCCAGTTGTGATTTTATCTTGGAAGTTATATGTAAAATAACCTTTTACATAATCAAGCAAACCTCTTGCGTTAACAAGCGCATCATCGTCTACTGGCGCAGATAATCCGTCTACTTCTGAAGGGTTAGCTGTAATGTTGCTGCCGGTGTATGCCCATATTTGTTTTTCGTAGTCGGTTGTACCAGCGACACTAGCAACACCAGTGCCGCCGCCTATTAAATACAAGTCTTGGTTTGTATCTGTAACAATACTACTAGTATGGATGCCTGCATAATCACCAGTGGATAGTTTAAAAATAAACGCACCTTCATTAACAGGCTCTGCACCATTGCGTATGGTCTTTATATCTTCATCATAGAAGATTCTTGCATTATTCGCATCAGGACCGCGATCAATTATAATACCAGCACCTTTACCGAAGCCATCACTTAAATCAGTAATACCTCCATCGCCGCCTGGATCGCCGTTGTTGATTGTAATAGTTTTATCATCAACTACTAACTCAGACGACCCAATACTAGTTTGGTCGCCTAATACATCTAAGTCACCATTGATGGTAACTTTACCTGTGAACCCAGTGTCAAGATAAATCTCTCCAGCTGTGTTTACAGTGATTGTGTACTTGTCAGTACCTATGCGATTAATGCGTTCAGCCATTTAAGACTCCTTAAACCGCAGTTAATACAATATAGTCGTTTGTTGAATCGTTTTCTAATTCCCAAGTATATCTGTTACCTGAAAAGTCAGTAGCAACACGCTTTGTAATTTTTGCAATGTTAACTTCTGCACCTGAGTTTGAACCTACGCGACCAAACAAACGCATTTCACCAATGCTACTTGGTGCACCGTTTTTAAGAACACAAGTTGTTGTACTTGTTGAATCTTTAATGTTTGGTGTACCTACATTTGCATCTCTTGTGCAAACAAAAGTTTTAGCACCACGTTGTTTAACAATAGCACCATCTGTTCTTAATGATGCATCATAAAATTCTACTCTTATACCTGTACTGCCATCAGCATCGCCGATAACATCAATTCCAAGTATGTCTTTACTTAATGGACGTCCCATGTTGTTTCTCCTTTGACGTTCTAGGTCTACGCAGATGGTATTCTGCATAAGTCCTCATTATTGAGGCCCGTTTATACCTACAATAGTATTTATCCTTTTTCTAATATTGGGTTATTATCAGGATATCTTTCTTAAGTTTTCGGCATAACGTTTGCCGTTGCGTAATACGTGATCATATTGTACATGATCTCCAAGTTTGCAATCAAAACTTACTGTACTAAAAAGTACATCTTGAAGATTTGTTTTCCAGTCTTTGGGTCTAATGACACTAAACTTTCTAACTTTGTTGTATTTGTATATAGTTCCTGTTGGCATGTTGATATCACTCCTCCAAGTACTTATCATAAAAATAGGCCCCGTAGGGCCTATTTTAAAAGTATGTAAGTTTAAACTTAACTGAAGCTTAGGTTGCCTGCATTTACTTCTACTTTTTCCAAGTAGTCAGCTGCATTACCTAGAGACGAAGCAGTGTTCGATAGCTCAACATATCCATAACGTGTCATGAACGAAACTGTTGGTTCGAATGTACTTGGATCTAGGACAACACCTGAAGACATAAGTGGGATGTATGGGCAATAGAATGCTGCTGCATCTGATTCACTTGAACCTTTGTATCCAACTAGTACATCATCATCTGATGCATATGTGTTTACGTAGATCTTCATTGCGTTGTTCAATGTACCAACCATTTTAGTGTTAGTTGGTGCTTCAAAAGTACCTTCAGTTGTACGTGCAAATGCTGAAGTTGTAGCACTTTGTAGAACTGTTAGGATTGCTGGTGATACAACTGCCCAGTTACCTGCGCCACGACGTGTACGCTGTGCGATGCGGTTAGCTGCACGGTTAACTAGTACTGCAAGTGCAGCATGTTCGTCACCAACAAAAGTTGCTGTACCACTAACTGCTGCTTGGTTATAAGTATCTGTACCTGTACCAGCTAGTGTGTTAAGAGATGCTAGGACCTCTTGGTCAATCTCAGCAGTAATCTCTTGAGCAAGTGCTGCCATGATTTCTGCTTCAACGTCGATGCCGTGCTGTGACTGTGCGTCTTGTGCGGCTTCGAATGTCCAACGTGCTGATAGCTTACGTGTTTTAGCTTCAACAGTTTGCTTCATGATCTGGATACTTAGTCTGTTTCCAGCTGCGCCTTCAAGTGCTGCTGTTGCATCTGCTTTTGCAGATGTAGCGTTACCTGAATATGCTTCAGCAATTTTGAACGGTGATAGTGCTTCTTCACCAGCAACTGCGCCTGATGCGCCTGTGCCTGCTGTGTCGCTGTAGCGAACACGTAGCGTGTGAATTTGACCAACTGGGCCAGTCATTGGCTGAACACCAACAATTTCGTTAGCGATAACAGTTGGCATAACACGTCTGATCACTGGGAGGATCACACGGTTAAGTGTTGCGATGTTACCGGCAGATGTAGCACCAGCAGTAGCAGTCTCAGATAGATAACGACGAGTGTTTTCTAGTGTTGAGGCCATTACAGCTTTCTTGTTGCCTTGTAGGCCTTCAAGTAGTGCGTTTTTCGTATCCTGCCAGCGGGATTCTAGTAGTTCTGACATTGGTTTCTCCTTTTATAATCCAGCTAGACGTTTTAGATCGACTACATTGTTTGAGTCTACGTCTGCTTGTATGTCATTGGTTTGTGTTCTGTTGCCTGTTACTTCTTTGCCTTCTGCTAGTACTGCCTTCTTCTTCGCTGGACTGTTATCGTTGATAACCGATGGTAAGTATTTGTCAAACTGTGAGCGTAGCTTTGTAGTTTGTACTGATTCCAGTAAGTCTGTCATAATATCACGTTGATCTTTACTCAATGGTGAGATCAAACTGCTGATAATATCTTTGCGTGAGTTTGACTCAGTGATCGTTTTGACCTCATTCGTCTTACTTTCTGCAATTTTAATCGCTTTGGCTGCTGCTGTACGTGCTTCTACAATCTGTTTATTTTTTGTATCTACAACTTTAAGCAGTTTTGAGGTTTCTGAATTCTCATTCAAATAACTCATTTGATATTCGTTAGCAAATGCTTCGAATAGCTTGCGGCCAAAATCGTTTTCACGTGCTTGATCAATATCTTCTTTAAGTGCTGAAATTTCTTTCTTAAGTCCTTTTGACACTGCTTCTGATACTAATGCTGCACTTTTCTTAATAAAGTCTGATTTGACTTTGTTAACGTGAGCTTTGCCTTCACGTACTAAACGTACTTTTGTTTCGGCAAGGTCTTTCTTATCTTCGTAAAACTCTGCAAGTTCTTTTGCAAGTGATTCTACTACAAACTCTTCTAGGGCAACAAACTTGTCAGCTGTTACTTTTTGATCTGAATGTAGTTCCTTAATTTCGCGAGCTAGTTGCTCGGAAACAAAGTTTTTCATAAGATTGGCATTTTTACGCTGTGCAACTGCAAATTTAGCTTTCGCTTCTGCTAGTTGCTTACGATCATCGTGGAACTCTGCAATTTCTTCTGCTAGTTTTTCATTTAACATTGCATCAATGGCTTCCACCATTGTTGTTTTGTCATGCTGATACTTTTTAGCAAATTCTTCACGTAGTTCTGCGGTGGCCTGTAAACGATTTTCGTTTACTTTTGCGTTCCATGCTTCTTCTAATTCTGAACGCACTTCTTCCGATAGTGCTGAGTTTTCGAAGAGTGATTTTAGTTGGTCTAACATTTTTTTATATCCTCTCCTAGTTAGCGGAGTTTGCTTATTACATCTAATAAGCTCTCTTTTAAATATTTCTGTGCCTTTTTGTCGCCTTGTACTTCCCTAGATGCTTGGAATGCCTTATAACCTCCGCGGGTATTCATAAGGTGTTCATAGATTGGTGTTGGGTAGGCGCCCGGAGCACTAGGCTGGGCAACTACATCTACAGTAATAATTTCAAAATCAGCAACGTTGCCGCTACCATCTTCGCTTACATTACCGCTACCACGCGATGAAACACCTAATTTAACTCCGCTTTCAAGCATTGTTTTAACTAGTTGTCCCATCGGTGTTGGTAGTATTTTTAGTTTACCATAACCGTTTGGGCCGTCCATCCACATATCTGTGATCATATGGCTTACGCGGTCTATGTTAATATTAAGTCCTTCTGGATGATCTACTTCGCCTAAGACTGAGAAGCCGTTGCCAATTTGCTCATTGAGCGTGGTGACAGCCCTGCTAATCTCATTCACGGGATAGACACGCTGGTTTGCGTTGCGTACTCCGCCTTGAATACAAATGCCTTTCATAAAAAGATCTTTGCCTTCATTAGCAGACTCAACAATCACTCTGGCTTGGTCAAAACTCAGACTCTCACTTAGTAAATTCATCATCAGTCCTTATTTTGCTCTTTTTGGAGCACCGTTTAGAGGTGAACTTGCACCCTTATCGGCTGTCTCTGGCTTTGACTTCTTTTCAGCGCCGTGACCAGGTTGCGATGCTAATTTAGTAGCACCTTTTGCACCAGGAACGTTTACGTTCTTGGTATTCATTGGCTTTGCTGTTGGAGCAGATAGTCCACCTTGTGTTCCGCCTGTTCCGCCGTCGCCGCCTTTAACTATGTTAGCACTTGTGCCGCCCATGTTGTTTGGCTTTGCCATTGGTGATTTTGCGTTTGCTCCATTGTCGCCCATTTTGGCTGGTGCTACTTTGTCTGCATATTCACGCATTACTTCACTTGCTGACTTTGGTGTTTTTGATTCTTCAACTTCGTCGTCAGTTGTTTCAAAAGCATATGCTTCTTCAGCTTCTTCTTCGTCGCCTTCTTCTGAATCCATGTCCATTGGCATTTCGCCGTCCATGTCCATGTCCATTCCACCTTCTTCACCTTCATCGCCATCTTCGTCGCCCATCATGGTTTCGAATTCTGCTTTTAATGCTTCTAGCTCGTCTTCTAAGTCAGCAACACGATCTTCTACGTCACCTTCTTCGTCGCCCATGCCCATGTCATCGTCACCCATTTCTGGTTCCATGCCCATGTCCATTCCGCCTTCTTCATCACCGGATGGCATTTCAATGTCCATTCCTAGTTCGTCAGCTGGATCACCTTCGCCAAAGAAGCCTTCTTCTACTTCTTCGTCTGTGGTTTCTTCTAGGTCTGCATCTTCATCAGTTGCTTCATCTAGTTCTTCATCTTCATCTACTTCTTCGTCAGATGCTTCATCAACTTCTTCATCAGTTGTTTCTTCTACTTCTTCATCTTCGTCTTCTAGTAGTGATTCGTAAATGTCTCTTGATTTCTCTACAACGATTTCGTGGAATAGTGCTTCTGCACCTTCTTTGTCTTCGTTTACGAGACGCTCAAGCATTTCTTCAAACTTGTTGCGATCAGTCATGTTATTCTCCTTTATTAGCAAGGCTGTCTATTATATTTACACTTAATTGAAAATATAGGTGTTAAACGGGCTCAAAACAGCTCGTTTTATAATTATCTTATTGAAAATTCTTGTTAAAATCTTCAAATGTTATATGTGTTAGGTTAGATAACTCTCTTAAATGATCTGGTATATAGTCTTCTAGAGAGGTTAACACTCGATAGTATTTAGTCTTTGGATGTTGATTTATACACATCATTGTTTGTCTTTGCCAGTTTCCGTAATAAGTTGCTCTATCGTTAACGTTTTTGTAGTTTTTACTACCTGCATATATATTGTTAACTAGCTGATTAGTATCACCTAGTCCAACATAATCAAATCCAAATATATATACTTCCTTGTGGTTGTTTTGAGATGCAAGCAATAGTGCAGTTGGACCACTACTCCATCCTTTGTTTGGATTCATAATATTTATATTAGGGGTTCTTTCGGTTAGTCTATTACGATTAGACCAAACACTGTGTTCCATTTGATATAGTTTTTCACTAAGTTCTATTATCATTTTAGTATCAACACATACTAAATGATCTGGAACAAATTCTCTGTACAACGCATTACATCCATACGTTGTACCTTTTGTTTTTAATGTATGTAGATTAAAAGACTTCCTACTAGTGCCGTTGCCTAGTACAAACGCAATTTTATCAGACATTAGATCCCGCCGGCGGCTGCTTGTGCTGCTAGACCGTACATTTGTCTAACATAATTAAGATCCTTGGCTTTTTGTTTGGTATGCGAATCGGCTGCTTTGCGGGCACGATTGATATCTTTTAGAGATAACCTGCTTTTACGACTGTCGTCAACTTTAACAACACTAGTGTCATCTTCAGAATTATAAGTCTGGTCCTCTACAGGTTCCATTGTGTCTTTATCAAAGTAATATAGTTCTCTAAGTATCATAATGTATTTATATCGTTTGTGCCGGATTTTGTGCCGGGGCTGCACCACCAAGTTCATCCTCAGTGTTAGTTAATGGAGGCTCACCAGTACCACCATCGATGGCACCTTCGTCTCCGCCAAGTTCGTCTTCGAGTCCGCCAAAGTCGCCTGCTAAGTCAGCACCGCTCATTCCAGCACCTCTCATTTCGCCTGCCATATCATCTGTGTCTAACTCTTTTAGATTTTCATCGTTTTCTTCTCGCCATAGACGCTCATTTTCTGCAACTTCTTCTTTGCTCAATCCTAGGAAACGCTCCATAGCAAATCTATTTGAGATATAAGGTACGCCAGCCATTGAAGTAAATGTACTGATTCTGTTATTATCAAGTTCTGCTTGTCTATATGCTGCAAAGTTCTGTGGCGGTGTTAAGCGTAAGTCAAACATTGCATAATCAATGTTTGCGCCTTTGCTTTGTAAGAACAGTTTAAACTCGTTGTTAAAGTCTTCAGCAACCATATCTTGCAAACGTTCGCAATACTTGTTAAATCTTAACTCTTGAATGTATGCTGTGCCCACACGTCCATCATTGTATTGTGAAGCGCCGTCATCTGCTCCAGTTGGTAAGTACGAACTTGGGATACGCAATCCGCGTACCAGCTTATTAG